TAGTAGCGCCGGTCCTGGCTGAATCGGTGGCCGCACAGGTAGCCGGGAACGTCATATGCGAATTTCATGTCTTACCTCACGGCGCGGTAGTGGGAGGCGGCATACAGATACGTCGTGGTGCCGTCGTAGGGAGAGGTGAACCCGGGGTCGACCGCCGAGCGGATCGAGGCTCCTGCCGCGTTCTGCGGCCACGTTCCGCCGCCTCCGTTGGTGAGCTGGCATCCGATGCGGACTTCCTCGGTCCCGGTGTGCGACCCGGGGTCGCTGGCGAGCGTGCAGGTGATGGTCCTGGCGTTGGACACCGATGCGGAGACGACCTGGACGTAAGCCGTGCCGTCGTAGGTGTACTCAATGCCGTACTTGGCGTTGGCGGCGTTGACCAGCGTACCCAGGCCGATGCTCGTATCGATCGTCACGTCCTGCGAGAACGTCAGGCGCAGCGACGATCCGGTGCGAACCGCGTCGATCAGGTAGATGCCCTTTTCGACCTTGCCGTCCGAGAAGAACTTGTAAAGCAGGTAGCCGTCCTGCTCGGAGCGCTTGCGAAAGCCGGGGCCGGTGTTGTGGATCAGGTCGCCATTGACCGGCCATTGCAGGATGGGAGAGCCGAGGATCGCGTTGGGCGTCTCGCGGGCCAGCGCAACCAGGGCGTTGTTGATGCCCTTGGAATACCCCGCCGTCGACATCTGGCTGAGCGTGTGGACGACGATGGGTGCGTCGTAGTCGGGCTTGTCCATCGCCATCGCGGCGACTCGTTGCAGCAGGTTGAAGTAGTCCCGGGCCGTGGCCTTGAACGTCGCTTCGTCCATCTGCTGGAAGCCGGCCATGTTCGCCTCGCCGTCCACGAACGAGTAGGCGACCACGGGCTCATAGCCGGCGGCGCGGGCCATGTCGCATAGCCGGAAGACGGTGGCAAAAAGGCTTGTGCGCTTGCCGTTGCCCGCGATCTGCAGGATGCCGTTGCCGCCGTATGCCGCGCTGAAGGAGTAGGTGCGCGGGAACAGACCCTGCAGCAGCAGGGCCGCGCCCGAAAGCGTCGATTCGGTCGTGAACTCGTTGAGCGTCACCGCCGAGGCGAACTCGGACCAGTGGGGCGTGTGCTCCTGGTTGGCGCCATAGAACTGCAAGTCGCCCACGTTCGTGCCGCCGACGGGCCGGTAGGCGTCGGAGCTTACGAGGTCGGTGGTGACGACCGCGTTGTATTTCGCGTTGTTGCTCTGGCCGACAGCGATGTGGACCAACGCCCTCGGGCGGGCGTACTGCGTCCAGCGCTGGCGCTTTTCATCCATCGCGCGGCCCCGTGCGGCGAACAGGCGTTCGTGATAGGAGTCATCCAGCTCCGAAGCACTGACGATCGGTTGCACCCCGGTATCCAGCACCGCCGTGCCGCTCGAATTGCGGTACAGGTTCAGGCGCTTGCCGTCGGCCGACTGCACCCAATAGCCATTGCCGGAGGCGACGAGGAATTGCGCAGTCAGGGCAACCGAGGCGCCGGTCAGTCCCGAGGAGGCGGAAAAGCCCGGGGTGGGGACCGTGGGAGAGGAGCCGATGTACTGGCCTGGGCCGGTAATCGTTACCGCCGTGACCGCTCCGCCCGACACGGTGAAGGTGCCGGTGGGGTTCACGCTGAAGTTACCACCCGACCAGCTCAGAGCAAACGTGCCGGCCGTGCCGCCAGATCCCCCGGTGATCGTGCCCACGCTGGCCTGCGTCAGGCCCCTCGGCACGTTGGTGGCCGCACCGTTCGGGTACGCGCCATTGGTGGCGGCGGCCAGGGTGGCGCTGTTGGCCGAAGCGCTCGCAGAGGATGCCGAGGACGAGGCGGCGCCGGCAGATGCGCCGGCAGAGGTTGCGCTGGCAGCCGCGTTCGTCTCGCTGGTCGCCGCGTTGGTCGCGCTGGTGGCCGCCTGTCCCTGCTTGGTCGCCACGTCGGTCTGCAGCGCGTTCATCTCGGTCACGTGCGTGCCGGCCCACGTGATGAACGTCGCCAGCCAATCGCGCAGGCTGGCGATGGCGGTTCGCATGCCGACTTGCCACAGCACGAAGGCATCGGCGCGGGAGCGGAAGGTACTCGGGTCCGAGCGTGAGGGCGCGGCGCCTGGTGCGTCCGGCGCTGCCGGCGGTGCGGATGGAGGGGCGGTCAGCGGCATATCGGTTGGTCCTGAAAAAGAAAAACCCGCCGGGTGGCGGGTTCGGTTCGGGAGAGCGGGTGGGGCTTAGGTCAGGCCGCGCATGGTGATGGTGAAAACGTCCGTTCCGGGGTAGCTCAGGGTGCGCTGCCAACTCTCGGCCAGCCCGTAGACCTGGGCGTCGGGGCGCGATGCGCTCGCGATGACGAGGATCGGCTTGGCTCTGTTCAAGGTCAAAAACCGCTTGAGGACGGGCGAGCTGATCGAGTCCACCCAGACGGTGAGCGTCATGTTGTCGGCGTAGTCGCGCTCGATGATGTCCCGCACCCCGAACTGATCGGGCGCGATCACCGAGTAATCGTCAATGCCGTCCTGCACGCCCGATTCCGTGTTGCCGGGGGTGAGCGCGAGCCCCATCAACAATTCGCCGCACTTGGCCGTTCCTCCCGTGTTGTCCACGGTGACGGATAGGGTTGCATCCGAGAACGGCAGGAGCCCGGTGAACAGGGCTTCGGTCGTGCGCGTGATCGGAGAAAACCAGAAGTCGAACCAGTCAACGACCGGCGTGTCCAGGTCAATGGTCTTGCTGTAGATCACGCCGTCGGCCACGGTGCTCTGTTCCACCGTCGCGAAAAAGCCATCGAGGTTGCGCAGGGCAACCACATCGATGGCCTGCCCCGGCGCGAGCACGACTTCGATGGTGTCGGCGTTCTGCGTCTGGCTTCCGACCTTCTGATCGAACATGCACATCTTGTTGATGGCGCCGACGCGCACCCACCATGCGGTGTCCGTGACGGCGTGGCCGGTGTTGGACGCCTGCAAGGATTGGTAGATGCTCTCGCCAGAAGTGGCCCGGTCGCCAAGGGCGTAGGCGTGCGCGGCATCGTAGGCGGCCGGGTCCAGGCTCGTCCCGACGTTCGTGCTGGTGAGCGCCCCGCCGGAGGTGATCACCAGCGGTTCGACAAACATGGTTGCGCTGCTCATTCGGTCCTCTCCGTCATGCCGTCACCCGCACGGGCGGTTGCCCGTCGATGTCCCACTTCTTCACCTTGTCCGCGATGTTCGACAACTGCTGCAGTTGCGCGACATCGCCACGGCGGGTGCTGTCGATCACAACGTCCAGCTTTCGACTCACCTCGCGCAGGACATCCACTTGCGCCGATTGGCTGCCGAACATCCCGCGCGTCTGCTCGTTGGTGTAGACCCGGCCCGGGGTCTGGAAATCCGCCACTTCGGGGCCGCGTTCGCCCAGCATGGCGACACCAGAGGCGAGGCCGCCGAGTGCGAAGGCGGGCACGGCAGCAAGGCGCCGCGCAAGCTCGGCCTGGATCGCCGCAGCGAGCCCAGCCTCGTCCACGACCGTCCCGCCCGGGATCAGGGTTGGCGTGTCGTTGTCGCCGGAGAACGTGAACCGGTCGGGCGTCGTGGTCGTGAACGCGGGCAGCAGCCGGGCGCGGATCTGCGCCTCCGTCTCCTGCGCCGCCGTCGTGGTCGGCGTGGCCGAAGCCGTCGGAACGGTCTGCGCAGCCTGCGCCGCCGCGTACTTCAACTGTTCCTGCGTGATCTTGTTCTGCACATCGAGCAGGCTTGCCAGAATCGACCCGACATCCTTGACGGTGTTGTTCAAGACGCCCAAGGCGGTGAGCTGCTGCGTCATCGCGTCGAGCTGCTGCTGCGCGGTGCTCACCCGGCCATCCGCAGAAGCCGCCGCCGTGGTGAGTCCGGCCATCACCTTCGCGAAGACGGTCGCCAGTTCGGCCGGCGTGCGAGCCGATGCCTTGGCCGCCTCCAGAAGGTCCGTGCCGGTGCCGCCGAGGGCCTGCAGCGCGTCCTCGTTGCCGGCGACAGCAGACGACAGGGTGCCGTCGAAGCGGGAGCCGGCAAACGCCGTGCGCGCCCTGCGGGTGAGCGGCGACTCGGCCTGCAGCAAAAGGCTGTCCCTCAGATCCCGCAGTTGCTTGGCAAAGCCGGTGTGGCGCTCGATCACGCCGCGCAGGGCGTCGGCCTCCGTCTGGTAGGCACTCGCCAGTTGCTCGCGCAGAGAGGTTTCCTGTGCCCGGAGGTCCGTCAGGGCTGCAACGTGGTCGTAGAGCGCGCGGTTCAGTTCGTCCAGCGCGTCCCGTTCCCGCTGCCGGTCGCGGATCGTCTTTTCTTCCGCCGTGTGCGTCAGGACATAGAGCTGCTCGTCCAGCGCCGCCCGCTCGGTGGCGATCTTCTGCACCCGGGCGAGGGCTTCCGTTACCTTGTCGGCCGCCGCATTCGTCAGGTCGCCCAGCGAATCGAGGTACTTTCCGACGATTCCGTCGATGTGCGCGGACTGCAGGGCGCGCAGCATCGTGCGGCTGGCGAAAGCGGTGAACGCCTGCTGGAACTCCTCGTCGGAGCGGCCAACCTGTGAGCTGAATTCGTCGGCCAGGATGGAACTGCCCCGGTTCGCGGTCACGCCGATGGAACTCGGCGCGTTGCCCTTCGGGTCGCGGACAAAGCCCACGCCGAACTGCACGCCTGCCGGGTTGCCCCCTAGAGCCTTGGCGATGCCGTCGAACTGCTCCTGCAGTCCCTGGCGAAGCTGCTCCGCAACCGAGTTTCCGCTGGCGTTCGGGGCATTGAACCAATCCATGCCCACGCCGGCTTTGCCTTCCAACTTGGGACCGCCTCCGGGGGCGATCAGCGACCCGAGCAGCGCTCCGGGGATGCCTCCCAGCAGCGCGCCGCCGATGCTCGCGACCTGCATTTGCGCGCCCTTGAGGCCCATCATCTGGCCGAGCGCGCTTCCCACCATCGAGCCGCCCGCTGCGACCGTGCCGAGGAATCCGAGCTGCGAGGCGCCGAATCCGGCGATGTTGAAGCCGCTCGGCAAGATGTTCCCGAGCATGCTCCCGCCGCCGCCAGTGATCGACCCGCCGATCTGCTGCCCGATGCCGGCGAGAGTGCCCGAGACCGGCGCCAACACGGCTTGGATGACCGGCCGCAGCACCAGCGTCTGGAACATGTTTTTCAGGGTGTCGCGCAGGTTGCGCGCGAAGCCCTTGCCCGACTCAAATCCGCGCAGGAGCGCGTCCGTCAGGCTGTTGTTGATGCTGTCGGCCGTGCGCTGCCACTCGTCCACAAGGGACTTCTGGGCGGCGTTGCTCAGCGCCACGGCCTTCTGCTGCGTCAGTTCGGCCTTGCGCGCAGCGGCATCCTCGGGCGTCAGGCCCTTCTTGTCGATGTCGGCGATCTTCTGCGCGTACTCCAGCTCGATCTTGCGCTGTTCGATGATGCGCTGCCGCGCCTCCTGCGTCTGGCCGACGAGGGTCAGTTCAAGCTGCAGAAGCTCCGCGTCACGATTGTTGGCTGCGGCCAAGTTCTCGTTGTTCAGGGCGGCTTGCTTGTTGGCTACTTGCTGTAGCGCGGGAATCAGCGCCTCCAGACCCTCCTTGGTCGCGTAGAGGCTGGCAAGGTATCGTGGGTTGGTCCGGTCGGTCGCCTCCCCGTCCGCGATCTGCTTCTGCACTTGAGCGAGCTGCAGCTGCTTGACGGCAACCTCTGATTTCCCATACGAGGCCGCCACCGCGAGTTGTTCTGCGGCCTGCTGCCGGAGCGAATCGGCCTGCTTGCTCGCCGCATCAGCCTGCTTGCCGATGGTCGCGAGCGCCTCCTGAACGGCCTTCTTCTGTGCCTCCAGTACGACGTTTTCCTTCTCCTGCACCACCAGCGCATCGAGTGCGGCGACGGCCTTCAACTTCTGCGCCCGCGCAACACCCATGATGGAGCCCTCAAGCTCCTTGTGCATCTGGATGGAGCGAGTCTCGGCCTCAGTCGGCTTGATCTGCTCGCTGAAGTCCCCCGACTTGATCTGCTTTTCAAGCTCGGCGTTGTACTTCTTCAGCGATTTGGTCTTGGCTTCGATGGACGCGACTTCACTTTGCCCAGTCGTGTCGTTGTACTTCTGCCGAATGGCATTCAGGCGCTCGCGGAGTTCCTTCTCCGTGAGGAGGCCGGCATTGACCAGCTGCTGCCCCTCGATTCGGGCTTTGGTCAGCTCCTTCTCGCGCTGCTGGGCCTTCGTCTCGAACTGCTCGCCTTCCTTTTGGAACTTGATGCCGAGCTGTTCCAGGCGGTTCTGTTCAGCCTTTTCGTAGGTGTTGCGCGCCTCGATCTCGACGCGGCGTTGCGCCTCGGCCTGCAGCGCCTTCGCAACCTCCAACTCCTTCTCCAGCGCGGCGCGGCGACCCGCGCTGGCGCCCCCCACTGCAGCACCGCCGCCCGTGGTGGCGAACGTGCCGACTCCGGCTAGCTGCGCCTGGATGCGCGCCACGTCCGCTGAGGCTTGAGCCAGCCGTTCGCCGGGGGAGAGGTCGCGGCCGATGCCGAGCATCGCGTCCCAGGCCCTCTTTGCCACGCCGACGATGCCGGTCCACGCCTTCTCGATGGTCCCTGCTGATGCGACGACTTCGGCAGCGCGCGTTTTCAGAGCGTCGGCATAGCTCTTTTCCGCCAGCTTGGCCGCATCGGTCGCCTTGCCCTGGTCCTCCAGCGCCTTGATCTGCTTGTAGACGGAGGAGGTCAGGAAGTTGAACTGCTCGTTCAGCTTGGCCGCTGCATCGGCGGGCGACTTCTCCAGCTCCTTGAACTGCTCGATGGTCTTGCCGATGCTCTGCCCGGTCGCCTTCTCCATCAGGATGGCGGCTTCCGCGATGGCCTTGACGTTCGATCCGGCGCGCAATCCAGAATCGGCAATCGCCGTCAGCGCCTCGGCGGCCTTACCCTTGGTTCCGGCAATGCCAGCGATGGAATCTCGCAGGGCCGTGAAGTTGCTGGCCGACAGCCCCACGGCGTTGCCGTTGAGCGTGACTGCGTTCTGGAACTCGCGCAGCTCCTTGGCGCCCTGGTGCGCCGCGACCGCGAACACGCCCACCGCCGCCGCGCTGATCGTCAGCGGGTTGACCAACCCTGCAACGTAGGTAGCCACGCCGCGCAGCGCAGGCCCGACCCCGCCGAAGGTCGTGGCAAGCTGCGAACCCTGCTGCGCCAGCACCGTCAGCGGAGCCTGCCCGCCCTGCAGCGAGACAGCAATGTCCTGCAGCTGCGCGGGGATGCCGCGCATGGCGAAGGCCGTCGCCTTGGCCGACATGCCGAACTCGGTGACGGTGGCGGTGCCGCTCGTCATCGCGGAGTTGGCCTTCTTCTGCGCCTCCTCCATCGCCTTGAGCTGGTCAAGCATGGGCTTGAGCGCGGCAACGTCTGCGCCCGCCTGCGCCGCCCGCGCCTCGATGAAGCCGGAGCTTCCCCGGGGGCCGGCAGCGAGCGCCTGATTCAGCTCCATCGCCTTGCGGATGGAAGCCTCGAACTTGCGGTTCGCGACCTCCATCTTCTCGGCTGCGGCCTGCGCCCCCGCGCCGATCTTGTCCAGACCGGCAGACGCTTGCGCGCCAGCCTGCTGGGCGACCTGCGCAACCTCGCGCATGCCGTCCTTCATCACGTTGAGGCCGGTCGTGTCTGCGACCGCCTCTACCGGGATCTGGACTTTGTTTTGCTCGGTCATGGGCGTCAGTCGTTGCTTTCGCGGATGGTCTTCAGGGCTTCCTGCTCCATCAGCTGGAGGTCGTCAAAGATCGCATCCCACTCCTCGGGGGAGCCGGCCATGCGGTCGATCAGGGGATATGCGGCCTCGTAGCGCAGGCCGGTGGGGCCGGACATGCCGACCATCCACTGGGTAGAAAGCCGGGCGAACAGCTGGAAGACAGGCCAGTTGTCCGGCCACACTTCGATGACCTCTTTGGCCGCCGCAGCGATCAGGGCTTTGCCGATCAGGTCGCCCTCCCCGCCGGGATTCGGCAACCTGCGGTACATGCCCTCTGCTGCGGCCCTCAGTTTCCCAGGCGCCCCTCGGTGATCGCGGCGCGGTACGCCTCCATGATCGCGGCGGCGGCGGCCGGCAGTTCGTCAGCGAGCTGCTGCACGTTGGAGCGGCTGAACTCCTCGTCCAGACTCCAGCCCTCGCAGACCTGCATGATGTAGTCCGCGTTGGAGCCGGCGGTCTTCTCCATGAGCGCCGCCATGCTGAACGCCGGCTGGCCGTCCTCGTTGGTCTGCGGCTGGACCTTCGCGCCTTCCATGATGCCGTCGATGAAGGTGCCGAACTCCTTGCGGGTGCGGTACTTGAAGACGCACTCGATGGAGCCCTGCTCGCCTTCCAGCATCGGGAACTTGACGGTGTGTTTGAAGTTCTTCGGGCGGGCGCCCAGCTTGATCTTTGCCATGTGGTTCTTTCGCGGGGGTTGGATGTGCCCGTGCCCAGCCCTGCCGCCCCCGCGAAGGAGCGAACAGGGCCGGGTCGGTGCTCAGTGATGGGCCGAAGCCCTCGGGATCAGGTCGAGTAGGAGATCTGGCGGCCCAGGAACGCGAAGGTCGCCGTGACCTGGTTGACTTGGTTGGCGTTCATCTGCGGAGCCTCGTTGACGGCCATGTAGCCGTAGCCGTAGGTCGTGCCGCCGCCGCCGAGGACCATCTTGAAGGCGACCGGGGTCAGCGTGCGGGAGATGTCCACCATCGTCAGCCAGTTGGCATCGGCCGGGTCGTGCGCCATCGTCACCACGGTGGTCGTGCTGTTGAAGCCGGTGGGGATGCGGATGGAGTTGCGCGAGGCCAGCAGCTGCACTTCAGTGAAGCGCGGATCGCCGCCGGAGGTTTGCAGCGACATGACCTGCGGGATCTGCACCCAGGTGCCAACCTTCTGCGCCGAACCCGTGCCCGAGCCAGCCGGGAAGAAGCTGGTGTTGGACGTGTTCAGGCCGAGGATGGTGAACGTGTTGGCGTCCTGCTGGTCCACCCGGTACGCGGCCGACTTGGCGTCTTCCCAGCCGGAATCCAGCACGATTTCGTCGTTGTCGGCGTAGCCGTGCGAGGTGGAGGTGGCAGACGCGGGATTCGCGTTGGTCAGCGCCGTGATGGTCTTGGCGGACGCGAAGTTGGCCGAGGAACAAAAATATAGACGCGACCCCTCAGGGAATTTCAGCGATCCCAGAGCGAGGCCAGAACGCTCCATGTGCCGGAACAGCACTTGCGAGAGGCTGTAGCCGGCGTCGTAGGCGAAGCTGCGGACAGCCTTCGAGGTGATGCATGCGCCCACAAGGAGCAGCAGCGGGACGAGAACAAGGAACAGGGTTTTCACGGGTCAATGCCTTTCAAGTGGGCGAAAAAAAACCGCCTTGCGGGCGGCGCTTCACGCCCTTTCGGGCGGTGCAAATGAAAAAGCCCGCTCGCGGCGGGCTCTCTCACTTTGGGGTTGCCGTCAGGTCGTGTGCCTGCAGCGGAAGTCCTGATGCGCCCCGTACACAGGCACATCGGCGTCAAAGTCGCACATCGCGTCACCCGACGGGATGGCGGTGAAAGCAGTGGCGGCGCGCATGGCGTCCTCGATGGCGCGAATCACGCTCATCGCCTCGGCGCGGGTGTCGGCCCAGACGTTGACCTGCACATCGGGCAGGCGCACTCCGGGCGGGCTGTTGTCCACCAGATTCAGCACGCCGCCGCCGATTTGCTGGAAGGTGGCGTAAGGACGCGGCGTGTCCACGGGCGCGAAGTCGGGAAAGACTTGCGGCGTCACCGCAGACAGCACGGTGTAGAGATCGGCCTCGAATGTCATTGCTTCATCGCTCGCCAGAAGGCAGCCTCAACCGCCGCGATGGCCTCGCCCTGCTTGTAGAAGGCGGGACGCAGGAACGGGCGCGCGGGCTGCTGCACCGGGCCACCCGGGCGCAGCACGTAGTAGGCGTCCTTCACCGCCTGCGATGCCCTTCGGCTCGGCTTGGGCGTGCCGCGCTTGTTGGGCCGGACGACGGTGTGCCACTTGCCGTCCTTGCCCAGATGCACGGCGTAGCGCTGGATGTGCCCGTACTCGATCAGGTGCCCGTGGGGCGCTTTCTTGGCGTTCCAGCTGACGTGATAGGTCGCCTTGCTGTAGCCGCCTCCCGGCGCCTGGGTGCTGTTGTCCTTGGAGAACGCCTGATAGATGGACGAGCGCAGGTTGCCCGTCACGCTGCCGATCTTCTCCACGTTCTGCAGCACGGCGCGATAGATCACCTCCGCGCCGGCCTGGGCTGCGGGGCGCAGCGCCTTGGTGATGTCGCCTTCGATCTTGGCGATGACCGCGTTGAACGCCGACAGGTCCACGGCCATGTTGATCGTGTTCTTGCCGCTGTACTTGGCTTGGCGGATCTCCGGCCTGCGGCTGGGCTTGCTGAGGCTCATCTCACCACCTCCACCGCCAAGTCAACGTGTGCCCGCTTTGCCATGTCCGGCAAAACCGCCTTGATCTGGTACGCCGTGGAGCCGTACAGCACGCGCATGTCGGGCGTCACGTCGGTGCGCCAGCGGATGCGGATGCTCGCCTGCGTCACGGAGCTTTCGGCGCCGGCCTTGATCGCCTCCAGACCGCGCAGGTAGCGGATGTCCGCGTACACCGTCGCAACGTCGGTCCACGTGGTCAGCGGCTGGCCGAGCGCATCCCGCCCGGCGGTGCGGCGCTGGAGCTTGACGATGTTGCGGAGGGCTCCGATGTTCATCTCACGCGCCCCAGACCTTCACGGTGCTCAGCAGCGCCTTGGCGGCGGCCGGCTGGATGTCGTCGGAGGCCATCTCGCTGCCCCGGTTTTCGTTCAGCCACGCGACCATCAGCAGCAGCGCGGACTTGACCGCGTTCGGCGTGTCCCCGGCCGTGAATCGCACCTTGACGGCGCTCACGATGGCTTGCGTTGCGGGCCACGTCACGCCGTAGTCGGGAACCAGCCGGCAGATCAGGCCGTAGGTGTCCAGCGAGTAGGTCGTGCCGTCCACCGTCTGCGTTACGCCCGCCGTGTCCACATAGGACAGCGACGTGATCGCCGTCACCGCCGCGCCGAGGTCGATCTCTGCGTCCGGGAAGCAGTCCAGCGCCAGCTCCAGCGTCTGCGCGCCGATGGGCCGTCCGGTGTAGTGCTCGGCCACCGCGTGCGCTGCCGCGAGGTAGGCCGTTGCCAGTCCGTCCTCGGAGCCGTCCGACGCCAGCCGCAGATGCGTGCGCAGGTCCACCGTCGGGACAACGGAGGTCAGCGTAGGCGGGGTGATGACTTTGACGGCCATTTCGCTCTATCAGGCGCCCGTGACAACCGTCACCGCAGCACCCGTCCCGCTGATCGAGGTGACGTTCGCGCGGTGCTTGGAGTAGGCGTCATTGGTCGTGAAGCCGTCGCTCGTCACCGTAGTCCCCAAGGTCAGCGAAAGGGTGCCGAGGGAGTCCCACGCAGTGCCGTCGATGGAGCCTTCGACCTTCACCGCCACGGCGCCGGTGCCGGACGAAGTCGTGCCGTAGGCTTGGAAGGTCTTGATGCCGGGCTGGAGCACGCGCGCCGTCTTGGCCCCGGTCGTGGTTTCCGCATTTGCGAGAGTGGTTGCCATGGTCGGCTCCTTTGAGTCCTATGCAAAACGGGCTCCCGAAGGAGCCCGCTTCACGCAGTGGCCTGAAATCAGGCCGGAGGATTGGCCGTCGGACCGGCCGCCGGATGACCGAGCAGCGCAATGGCCGACATCAGCGCAGCCGAGGCGTTAGCCGACGGGGTGATGGTCAGGCGCACGTAGCGCTTGGTGCCCTTGTAGCCAAGCTTGCGGCAACCGTCGTCGCTGTCGAACTGGAAGCCCGCCAGCGTCGTGGTGCCGATCAGGTCGCCCGCAGAAACGCTCGCAGCGTCAGACAGGTTCGCCGCATCGCCGTGGTCCACGGTGACGGCGAACGTCGCGTCCGCGTCCGCGATGGAGCCCAGCGCGATCAGGAACGTCAGCGAGTGGTAGCCCGCGCGGTCGATGATCTGGCTGACTTGCGCCGTGTTGTCGGACACCGAGACCGGGCTGATCGCCCGCTTCGGATAGATGTTGTTGACGAGATCGCGCATTGCGACTCCTACTTGAGAGATGCGGCGTAGGCCACCGCATCGGGATGGGGGTCCACTTGGCCGGAGGCCACGCCCTGCGCGACTTCCGCAGGGGTGAGCAAGACCACGGAATCGATCCGCCCGAAGGCACCCGTAGCGAGCACCCGAACCGGGATCAGTTCGGGCGCCGCTGCGGGCTCGGGCGAAACAGGCGCCGACACGACGGCCGGCGCTGCGGCCACTGCCGCCGATTGGCGCTTGGTCGCCATGTCGATCAGGACGCGGAGTTGACGTACACCTTGACGGCCGCCGTGTCCACCAGGTTGCCGCCGGTACGCATCCAGCCACAGAAGCCGACCTGGCCGTTCAGGGCGAAGGCGCTGTCATCGAAGCGGCGCATCATCACCGAGCCGGCCACGTCGCGGATCTTGTAGTAGCTGAAGTTGCCGAAGGCGATGGACTTGGCGTTCGCGGCCATCACGGCCACGTCGTCGTTGATGGCGACCGGATGGCCCAGCAGCATGTCGGGAGCGCCAGCGGTGACGCTCGGCTCCCAGATCGGGCGGCCCGTCGATTCCTTGATCTTGGAGACGATCGCCACCGAAGCGTCGGCCATCATCCACTTGGCGCCGTTGCGGTACGCGCGGTTGACGGAGTGCTTCAGGGTGAACAGGTCGTCGTAGATCACCGTCAGCGTCTGGCCGGTGGTGCCGGTGGCACCCGTGGACGCACGGGCGATGACGCCGTAGGGCTTGGACGAGCCGTCGCCGGTCGTGTAGTGGGTGTTGGTGATGCGGCCCAGGCGCTGGCTCAGGCGGTTCGTCACGAACGACACCACGTCGATGGCGCTGTCCGCGATCAGCTCCCACGGCAGGGCGATCTTCTTGGACGAGTACTTGTACGGGTTGACCGCCACGGTGCCGAACGTGATGTCCGCGCCGTTCGTGGCGCCGTTCTCGGCCACGATCTCGCCCACTTCGGCGGTGCCGTCGGAGGTCGGCCAGTTCAGCGGGTTGCCGCTGTCGGTCGAGAACACGTCGGCCACTTCGCGCATGCCGCCGAACGCCTTGAGCGAGTCGATGACCATCTTCGCCACTTCGGACGGGACGGTGTAGCCGCCCTCGGTCGTGGTGCCGGTGGACATGGCGTTGCGGATGGCGATGGCCTGTTCGGCGGTCACGTTGTTGCCGTGGCGCAGGTACAGGGCGACGGCCTGCAGGGCGTCGATCTCCACCGGGTCGGCGCCACGCTTGGCGGCGCGCTTGGCGGCGTCCTTCTCGGCCTCGTTGAAGAAGTTCTCGGCTTCCAGGGCGCGCAGTTGCTCGGCACGCTTGATGCCGGCCTTTGCGTCCTCGATCTCGTTCATGAAGCCGTCGTAGGTCGCCTGTTCCTCGGCGGTCCACTTGTTGTCCGCCTTCTCGGCGAGCATGTTCTTGGCTTGTTTGGCGAGTGCTTCGATCTTCTCGCGCAGGGCTTGGATCGTCATTTCTGACCTTTCAAGAAAATAAGGGGGCGACCGGCCCCCACGGTTTGCAGCGCGAGAAGCGCTAAGCAATCAGGAGCCGCAGCCGGTTGGCGTTGGAGGTGGACATGAAAGAACCCGCCGCAGCGGGTTCTTCTTCGGGGTGTTCGGGTTCGGGTTCGGGATCGGGCGGCGGCGCCTTGAGCGCCTCGGGCACCTTGCCGAAGGCCGCCAGGTTCCATGTGTTCTTCGCCTTCTTGTCAGAGGTGATGCTGTCGATGAATCCCTGTTCCTTGGCCTCGGCCGCCGAAAACCAAGTTTCTGCGTCCATCCACGCGCGGATTTCGGCCTCTTCCTTGCCGGTCTTGGCCTTGTAGTCATCAACGATTGACCCCTCGACCTTCTCCAGCAAGTCAGCACGCGCGCGCATGTCCTGCTTTGTTCCGAAGCATCCGCCCATCGCCTCATGGATCATGAAGAACGCGCCATCAGACATCTGCACCTCGGAGCAAGCCATGGCGATGCTGGTGGCAGCTGATGCACACAAGGAATCGATGTGGGCGATGGTCTTGCCCGAGAAACGGCGCAGTTCGGCCATGATCGCCCGGCCCTCGAACACGTCGCCGCCAGGGCTGTTGATGTAGACGTGCAGGGTTTCGGCCTTGATGCCGGCCAGCGCTTGCGCCACGCCTTCGGCGCTCACGCCCCAATCGGCGGAAATCACGCCATAGACATACAGTGACGCCTCGGCGCCGTTCTGGATGGCGTTGACGGGACGCGCGGCCTTCGTGCGCGACTCGTTGTCACGCAGTAGCTGCAGGATTTTCATTTGTGCCTTTCTGCACGTCGCGCGGATCAAAGAGAACGTCGCCGCCAGGAACTGCCTTCAGCCCCTTGCGTTTGCGCACCTCGTTCACGGTTTCCCAGCCCTGCCCCGTGCCGGGGCCGCCCAGCGCAGCCCGGTTGTATTCGGCCTGCGCCTTGCTGTCGCCCTCGATCAGCGCATCACGGTCGAAGCGCAGGAAGCGCCCCGAATTGCGGACAAAGAGTTTTCGGTTCAACTCCTGCTCGATCCGCACCAGGTGCGGCTGCAGGGTGTAGGTGACAAATCCCCGGCTCATGGCCTCGATGCCGGAGCCCCAGCTGGTCGAGGCGCTCGTCTCGCCGATCATGTGCGGGGGCACGCCGAACGCGCGGGCGATGTCGATCACCTGGAACTTGCGCGCCTCCAGCAGCTGCGCGTCTTCGGCCGTGAGGCTGATTTCCTTGGCGTCCAGCCCCTCGGTCAGCACCAGGGGGAGCCTGTGGGCGTTGTCCAGGCCCGCATACTTCGCCGCGAAGGCTTCGCGCAAAGCGTCCTTCTGCTTGTCGTCCATGCGGGAGGGCGACTTCAGGATGATGGAAGGATGCGCGCCGTTCTGGAAGAACCGGCCCGAATACTCGTCCATCGCCATCGCGTTGCCCACCGCGTTGCGCGCGGCGTAGCTGATGACGCTCATCGAGCGCATCGTGTGAACGTCGAAGCCGAAGCCGGGAAAGTGCAGCACCTCCGAGGGCTCTAGCCACGTCTGGATGCCGAACTCCGGCAGGCTGACGTAGTAGCGCACCGAGCCGTCCGACTGCCGGATCGGGGACACGCAGGAGGCCGGCAACGGCAGCAGCTCGCGCACGCCGTTGTTCGCGCCGCGTCGAATCCAGGTGTAGCCGTCCCCGCGCAGCAGCTGGGCGGCGCTCACACCCTCCCAATGGCTGGCTGCGGTCAGCTGCGCGTGCGGCTGCTCGTTGAGCTTGAACCACAGGTCGTCGCGCGGCAGTCGCTCCTCCGCGTCGGCGCCGAGCCGGTACTGGTGGATCGGCAACGTTGCGATAGCACCGGCAATCTTCTGCACGCACGCGAACACCGCAGCCACGCGCATGGCTGACACGGGCGTAACACTGATTCCAGCCGCTCCCGGGGTCACTCCGAACGCATCCAGAACGCTCTCGGAGTACGTCAGGTTTTGCGGGCGCACCTCTCCCCGCTGCCGGGTGAAAAGGGCAGCGATTCGGGAAAAGATGCTCATAGGTCTTTACAAGAGCACGAAGCCCTGAGTGATTTCGTTTGGTTCGGCAGCGCTCGGCATCACGCCGACGGCCATGGCGAGAGCCACCATGCCGTCAATCCGGCCGGTGTTTTTGCCCTTCACAAACTTCCGGCTCTCCGCCGGATCGGTTGCCACGGTCGCATTCGCTGCGCACATGGCGAGCACCGGGTGGTTCCCGTGCTTCAGTTTCTTCGCCAGCAACCGCTCCTCAAGAGAACGGATTGCAGGCGACATGCTGGCAAAACCCTGGCCGAAGTCGATGAAGCGCTCTAGCTCCTCTTCGGTGAAGCCCGCCTTCACCAGCCACGGCCTCAAGTGCCGCATTCCCCAGCGGTCGAACGCCACTGCGCGCACGTTGCAGCGGTCGAACACGCCGCGAAGGTGCTCCGCGACGAACTCATACTCGATGGCGCGTCCGGGTGTCGTCTGCAACAGCCCCTGCTGCGCCCACACGTCGTAAGGAACCCGGTCAGCCCGCGCCTTCTCGGCCAATCCCTCGCCTGGAAGCCAGAACGTCGGGTGGACATCGCCCTCCGAGGTCGCCAGCACCAGCGCCGTCAAGTCGTTCACCGAGGACAGGTCCAGCCCGGCGTACACATCGGCACCGTCCAAATCGGCTGGCTGCGCCCCGTTTTCCTGCCACACGGCACGGGTCACGAACGGGTTTCGCGCCTCAACTCGCTGATTGAGTACCAAATTGCGGTAACTCGCCTCCCGGCTTGGTAGCCGGCGGGCGTCCTCGGCCATCTTCATGACCTCTTGCGCGTTCATGAACTCCCGAAACGCGGGGTTCGCAGCCTCAACCGCCGCTTCGCTGAACGGATCAAGGTCCATCGGAGCGGTGTAGAGCCACACCTTCTGCGACGGATCGGCGCCGGTCTTGGCGTCGTCAATCAGCAGCGACAACAGATCCGCATCCGTGGGCGCCTGCGTGCTGATGACGATGGACAGCGGCGCTTCCTGCGCAGCCGATGCCGTCTCCAGCGCCTCGTACAGTTCCGAGCGCGGCCCCTTCACCTGTCCCAACTCGTCATGCACCGTGAACACGGGCGACAGACCGTAAGCCGTGCTTGCGTCCGCAGAAAGCGCCTTGTAGACCGTCCCCAAGTCGCGGCAGATGATCTGCTTTGCCGTCTCCTTGGGCTCAGCCACCGCCATCAGGTCGGGCGACATGCGGACCATCTTGGCCGCCAGCGCGTACAGAATGGCCGCCTGATCCCGCGACTGCGCCGCAGAGTACAACTGAGAGTTCGGCCGCGCTTCCGGGCCGCACAGGTGCAGCAGGAGGAGGAACGCCGACAAGGTTGTCTTGGCGTTCTTGCGCCCAAACGAAATGATGGCCCGCCGCGTCGGGGTGTCGTAGATGCCCCGGATCACTTCCTTCTGGAAGCCACACAGCTTGACCGGCTTGCCTACGAACTTCCCCTCGGGGATACGCAGGTACGACTCCACCCACCTGATGTTCCGCTCGCCGCGCGTCAGCTTTCTGGCAGTTCCCACGGTTTGCGGCCCTTGTTCTGTTTGGCGAGCGTCTTGCCGACCGTAGCCGGATGCTCCACCGCCTGGCGCGTGATCCGCAGCCTGGTCGCCAGCGAGGAAGCCGCCCGGCTTTCCCGCTCGTTCATCGTCAGGAGCCGGTCGTACCGCTTCAGCCCCTCGTCGTCATTCAGCCAGGCCGGGTCGAAGTTGGCGATCTGGTCGGCAATCACCCGCG